ATGCCCGATAGCGGGGCACCCTTGACGCCAACAATGGTTGTAATCATGCTGCGGGCCTCTTGTAGCATTGGTTCCCCGGCCCGCTTAATACGTTTGGTGACGTCTCGCCTATACGTTGGGTCTATTTTGTTAAGCGCTGCCAAAGTTTCTTGGATACCTTTTACTTCCAACTTTTGTTGCGCCATTACAGTTACCTTTTGTTTCGCTCTCCCAAAACTTTAGCCACCGTCAATAGGTCTTGTGTGTCAAACGTTTGAGAGTACCAATGCGGCGCCCAACCTGTTGCTACTAGCAATTCTGCTAGTTGCCGGCGGTAGGTGCCGCTTGGGTAGGGTTTGGGGCCTCTTGGTCTATTACCTCAACGTTGGTAATTTGTTTGCAATAGGTATCAAATTCGGCGGGTACAACAATTTTATTTTGTTTGCTTGCTTCCCATGCCAGGTATAACAAATCCTCTACACCAATGCCATTTGCCATGTCGGCGGCTTTGCGTTTGAAACGCCGTTCCCATAACACAATGGTAAATAGGTTAGTGCTTACTTGATATGCACCGTCTTGGTTGGTTACTTGTAACGTTAATTGCATTACTTGCCTCTTTCGTGTCGGGCCGATTATTCGGCGCTAATTATGCTGTAACGTCTGCGGTGTAAACGCCACCAACAAAGGTAACGTCAATGGTTGACAATTCGCCCATGGTTGCGTTAATTACCGGGAATTCTGCAAGCAATGCGCCGGTAAGGGTAAAGCCTGGGTTTGTTGCGCTATCTGCACCAACGGCAGGTTTAACAATTACGGTTACCAAACCGCCGACTACGTTTTCCAATGTCGCGAAAGTTTCCGAAACTGCGTACGACTGATAAAGGGTAAGGGTTACTTCATGGTTGCCCAAACCTGATTGGTAGGTACGTGCTGTTTTGCCAAACGTGGTGTTTTCTAGTTGGTCATAGCGCTGCGTAAATACTGCCGCGGTGCATTGGTCTGAAAGGTCTACCGCGTTAACGGTTACTACCGGGTTAGATAGGTAAGTGCTTGTAGCCATGGTGTTTAATCCTCTTTCGTTGCTTTCTTATTTTTAGCACCTTTTTTAGGTTCTTGTGTGGATACTTCGTCCGTTGCTTCGTCTGCAACTTCAATAATAAACCCGCCCCAAATAAGGCCGGCAACCTGTATACCCGGCTTGGGTACAAACTCTGTACCAACAACACCTAGGCGTGGGCTTTTAATAATGTACATAGGCACCTAACTTGTTTGGGCTTGCATTTCTATTGTTAAATCATAGGCGGCCATTTCGCTACCGCCGATTATGGCAATAGTTGGGCGTCCGTCTGTTACCGCAACGTTTTTACCTAATACTTTGGCGGCCATGTTCATTAGTGACCTTTGGGCGTCAAGGTTGCCAGGGCCTAGGGTTATTAGGCGTACGGGAAAAGTAATTTTTACAATGTTGTAGTTCCATGCCACAAACGACGGCGCGTCAATAAAAGCACAAGGCGGCACAAGGTTACGTGGGTCATTAACTACCTGTAACCCTGTAACGGTCTGTAACGTGGCTGTAAGGTCATCTAAGGCCTTATTAAATAGGTCTGTGTATGCAACAGGCATTAGGCAACCGCGGGCCTATCAACGCCTAATAGTTGTTTAATCATGGGGCTAAGGCCCATGCTTCCACCGGCGGCCAGGCCGTCAAAACTTGCAAAGTCTGTTACCGCGCCGCGCTGCCTATATAAAAAACCCGCATAAGCAATAGTGCCTAACAGTACGGACGGGTTAGGTACGGTGCTTAGGCTTTCGTTACGGTAGCCCGCTTCACGCCTACGCCTGTAAGCGAATTCGTTAGCGGCCAACCTGCATTGTGTAATAAATGTTTGGTCTGCTGCGGTAGCGGTACCAATGCCTAGCCAATCCTCTACTTGGGCGTCTGTTGTTACCCACGTACAACTAGGCGTTGTAGTCAAGGTACCTGACGCCGCAACAACGTTTACATTGTCCGCCGTTTTAGCAAACAACACCTGATTGGCTATCGGGGCCTCAATGTCGTAGTGAAAAAAACCTTGGTCATCTACGCCGGTGAAATAATACTGCGGTAACGCAACAACCGTATAGGTGCCGTTAAAGGTTGCGTCAACACCCGCAATAGTTACGGACTGACCAACCTCTAAAGGGTCTGCGTTAGTTAGTAGTACTACAACCGCATAATTATCGGTTAAATACTTTTGTGTGACCGAATAGACGGCCATAAAGGCCTACCTTTCGGTTATCAAACGAACTTAACGAACTTGGTTGCGTCTGCCATAAAGGCGGCAGCGTAACCACGGAAAGCAATCGTACGGCCCATAGTTGCAGGTACCTCTACTGAAATTGCACCCTTTTGCTGTTCGTAGAATTCGAAACCTGCGGCAGCGCCGGCAGCGTGACCCATAAACGAACCTGGCGCGTTTTTGTCAACAACCAACACCAACCCAAGCGGGTTACCGTTCCATGTTGTTGCAGCGGCGTTACCGGCAGCGTTTTGGCCCATAAGGTTAGGTGCACCCGTGTACGGGAATACCGGACGGTTTGAACTGTCCACGCTTGACGAAAGCGCTTGCCAACTACCAGGCGTTACAACCATGTGGGTAGGCAAGTAGTTTGACGATTCCGAAATTTGGCGGGCACCGTCGTAAATTGCTGCAACCCAATCGGCGCCAACTGCGGTGTCGGCCACGCTTGCGGTTTGTGTAATTGCTGCATGACAAGTGTCTACTGCGTAGTTGTTTGTCGCCTGTCCATAAGCAATAGCCAACTGATTAAGAATAATGTCAATGCTTGACGGGTCGCTCCAATCAAGGTCTTGTTCGGAGACGGTAACAAACGTACCGAAACTTAGTTTAGAAATATCGGAGTTGCTAACGACGACGGTTGACGCGTTTAGTTGGTCAAACTGTGCAGCCTGTTGCGTTACGACCGGGCGGGTTGTAATTTTTGGACGGCGGAAAGTTGCGCCGTTTGCAGGCATTGCGCGTGTACCGATAGCCGACACAAACGGACGAATTGGGTTAAGCCCATCAAACACAGAACCGGTAATAATTTCGGGCAAAATACCAGGTGTGGATTCAGTATTTATATACGGCGCAACGCCTGGCGCTGCTTCGATACGTGCCGCGTTAATGTTTGCGTTTAGTTGTGCAAAATCTGCACCGCCGCGAACATAACTAGCAATATATTCCGACGTTGACGGCAAACGCAATTTACGCGGTTGGGCGTAAATGCTTTGTACTGTTGAAGCCTCAACTACTGCCGGTGTTTCTACTTGGTTTGACATTTCGGTTAACTCCTCTTTCGTGTCCTGTTCTATATTTAACTCTAGTTCGTTTTCGTTTTGGTGGATACTTGCGGCCACCCGTTCTACTTTTGCAGCCTCAAAAGCGCCGTACGGCAAAAGGCTTAATTCCTGCCACTCCGCTTTGGTAACAATCATGGTGCCGGCCTCATCAAAAGTAAATTCAATAGGCACGGCACCAACACTAAGAGAATCCAGCACCCCGTCCATGGCTAGTTGTAGGCTCTCATTGCCTAGGGCCGTTTCACTAATTTTGGCTTCAAACATTACAAAGTTATCTACCTCTGTACGTTCGGTGACGACGCCAATGGGCATTTCGGAATTGTGGTACAGGTACATTTTGGGTTTTTTGCCCTCTAGTGGCATTGAACCTTTCTGAAAACGTACCTTTTGGCCGTCCGATACTACGGCGTCTACGCCATATTCTAAAGCGACGCCGGCGAGGGTACGACGTGGCAGCGCGTCACCTTGCGCGGCGTCAATCTTTAGGTCTTGTGGGGTAAGTCTAAGCATTGCTTTGCCTCAATTCTTCGGGCGTTTCTTGTACTTCAACATTGGTGTTGTATTCGTTGGCTAAATAACTTTCAACGTCAAACATAACACCGGTGCCACGTGGTAGCACGTTATCGGCGCTAAGGGTTTCTTGTATGCAATCTATGTACGGTTTAACGCCAAACGTGTAAAGGTCTCGCGAGGCTTCGCTACTTGAAACATAACTGTAATTCCCAATACTGACGGAAACAAGGTACGCGGGGACGTTGGCAATTCTGGCGATTTCTTTACTTTGATATTCGGCGGCGTCAATAAGTAGCATTTTGTCTGGGGTTGCCGTATTAGGGATTACCTCTACAAATTCGTTAATAGCGCTAGTGGCATTTGAGTAACGCGCTTCGTCGTATGCCGCGGCTAAGTCGCGCAACTCTTGCGGTGACATAGGTTCGCCACCAACCTGCCTAAGAGTTAAAGCCGGTTGCAAACTCATGGCGTTGCGATTACGGGCCTGTTCCAACTTTAACGCGGTATCTATTGACGTTGCGCCGGTATAAATAAGGCCTTGAATTGGGCTTAAAAACTGTACGCAATCTTCCCAACGAATAGGTAAACCTTGAAACAAAATTTGTTTAGACGGCCCAAACCAAACGCCCGTACCTTGGGCTTGGTCTTGTGTTGTCACAATCGCGGCAGGTAGACGAGTAAACGCGCTTGGGTATCCGTCGGCGGTACGTTCTGTTATATACCAAAAGGCGCGGCCATAAAACAGTAAATCATCAAACGTCCACGACAAAATAAAGTTGTTAGTAACGCCTTTGTCAATTCTCTTTAACCAACTACGCGGCGCTTCCGGTACCCGTTCCATTTCGTCGCCGTTCCACATTTCTTTGAACATCACCAACGGCAAACAACCAACAACACTTGCCATAAGGTCACGTGCCCGCGAAAC